GTTGAGCATTGGAGCAGACCGCAAGAAGGCTGTAGATGCAGTTTGATATCGATTACTCATGCACAGGCAGAGAAATACCTGATAGATATGAACATGAGTGCATAGAATAAAGAGATATAAGTGAACACGGATGTTCTTTCACATTGCGATAATTTAGACTATTTATAAATAATCTTAAGTGCATAAAACACTCTTTAACTATTGGTTGATAAAGAAATGAGCAAACATTAGTATGCTTACAATATACCAACATTTATAAGAGGGTTATATGGGGAGCTACATAGAACAAAACTTAGCTAGAGATGAAAGAATAATTATTAAAGCTCAAGTTACATGGCTATCGCAATTCTGGTACTTATTCTTCGGTGGATTGTTCATTTTATCTTCGGTTGGTTCTAAAAATGGAGTGCCTTTTTTCATTGGTTTAATTTTAATAGCAATTGCTGCTATCCATGTTTTAACCACAGAGTTGGCATTAACAAATAGACGTATTATTGCAAAATCTGGATTAATACGCAGAAATACAATTGAGTTGAAGGCTAATCGTGTAGAAAGTCTAGGAGTAGATCAAGGAATTCTAGGACGTATTTTCAATTTTGGTTCTATCGTTATAAAAGGTACTGGCGGTTCACATGCTCCAATTCCTTATATTGCAAGACCATTGGAATTTAGGCAGCAAGTAAATAATTTTCTTGATGAACTTGATGACTCAAATCAGAGAAAACCTTAAATAATTTAATAAAAGTACCTGAATGTGCTTTGTAATATCTTCATCTAACCCACCGAATGGTGGGTTTTTTATTGCGAGTAAGAATATGGCCGGTAAAGAATTAACCTTTAAACTTGTGATGGAAGCTGATACTAAAAATTATGTATCGAATATTAAGGAATCTGAAAGTGTCACTAAGGCCATTTATGCCGCAATAAAACAGGAATCTGAAAGACTGAAAGCTGCATCTGCAGAAGCAGCTCAGGAAGTTGGAAAAATAGTTCCTGATGATTTGCAGAAGAAAGCAGATCAGGCTAAAGGAAAACTGAGTGAAGTATCTCAGGCGGCTGGTGAACTTGAAGGACAGGCTATTCAGGCTGCCAGCAAGATCGATGGTTTAGGTAATGAACTTCAAGATACGGCAGCCAAGGCAAATAAGGCAGGCTTTGAGATTGGTGAAGCTATTCCAGGTGATGCGCTTCAAATTGCAGAAATGCTGGGTACTAAATTCTTTTCTGCTGCCAAAGAAATTGAAGCATTAGGTGATAAATCGGTTATTAGCGCTGGTGAGCTAAGTTCAATGTCGAGCACTGGTGAACAAGGTCTCAATGAGCTTAACTCAGCCCTAAAAGCTGCTCAAGCTGAATTGGTTCGGTTGCAAAGTACGGATGGCACCTTAAAAGATATTGAAATCGCTAAGCAGCGTGTTTTAAGTATTGAAGATGCCATTAAAGAAACGTCCAGTGCTTTTAATTACTATCAGGACGTTGCCATAAATGCTATGCGTGGCGTGGACAATGCCACACAGTCTTCGATTAATCAGTTACAACGTTTTAGCTCGGTAGATCTTGGCCAAGTAGTAGGTGAAGCCCAGACTGCGACCCGTGCAATTCAGTCAATGGGTGAGGGGGCCAATCTCAGCACTAAAGAAATTGAGCGAATTGGTAGTATCGGCACTAGCAGTATTAATACGCTTGAAAGCGAGCTGCTGGCAGCTAAGAATGCTTTCTCCGCATTAGAACAAAGTAGTGAAGCTATTACTCTTGATGAAATTAAGGCCGCAGGGGAAAAGGTCAAAGGTCTTGAACAGGCAGTTGATCTGACCAAAGCAGCATTTTCAGATTTTGATACACAAGCATCTTCTGCCATGCGTAGTGTATCGGCCAGTGCAGATAAGGCTACAACCAGCGCAAAGCAGACCGGACATGAAATCTATGAAGCTCTAGGCATTAAGCCGCCTACAGTTATTAATGATGCGATTACTGCGCTTGAACGAAAACTAGAGGATTTTAAGGCTAACAGCAAACTTCCTGCAGAAGAAGTTGAGCGTGTAACCAAAATTACCGAGCAACAGATTGAGAAGCTTAAAAATGAGCTTCATGGTATTGAACCGGCAGCTGAAAAAGCAAATTCAGGTGTTTCCAATCTTTCTAAAGGGATGGGAGCGGCTAGATTTGCAGCGACTGCTCTTGCGGGAGCTATGGCCGCCGTTGGTATTGGTATCGGTGTGAGGGAAATTGCTCAGGCAGCGGATTCGTATACCACTCTCGCAGCACGAATCAATATTGCAACCAGCGAAGGTAGTAACTTTCAGCAAGCTATGATTGGTGTGCATCAAGTGGCATTGGCTACCAATTCAAGCTTGGAAGCTACTACCAGCCTGTTTACCAAGGTGAATGATGTTGGCAAACAGATGGGAATGACCCAGCAGCAAAGTCTGGATCTGGTAAAAACCATCAATATGGCCATTCAAACAGGAGGTGGATCAGCACAGGCCAGTGAAGATGCTATTGTCCAGTTTACCCAGGCACTGCAATCTGGGGTACTCCGTGGTGATGAGTTCAACTCAATCATGGAACAGGCTCCAGGAATTTCTAAAGCCTTAGCTCAATCCCTTGGTGTGACTACAGGTGAGTTACGTACCATGGCAGAAAACGGCGAGTTATCTGCTGAACGCGTAATCAAGGCCCTACAGAAACAATCCGCTGCAATTGAAGCAGACTACACTAAGTTTCCGACTACGATAGGTAATGCATTACAGCGTATCCAGACCCAATGGCAAATCCTGATTGGTACCATGGATCAGTCCACTGGCGCATCTGCAACAGTTGCACAATGGCTGGTAACTATTGCTGACAATATGGATGTCGTTGAAAGGCTTTTAACCGACATTGGTAATGGTTTTATCTGGGTCGGTGATCAGCTTAAAAAAATTGATCCGGCAACTATCGAGGCTATGAAGGCTGCACTTTCTAGTGCATATGAAACTTTGAAAACTCTGGTCTCAACAGTAGGTGAGGGGTTTGAAGTAACATCTGGACTTTTAAACATTCTTCTGGGTGATGTTTTTGATTTTTCAAGTGGTATAGATACAGCTAATGATAAGACCAATGGCTTCACTAAAACCTTGCAAGCTATTAATGTTGCCTTGGGTTTCATTGAGGATGGTTTTGATGCGGTTGGGATTGTAGCTAATTTGCTTGCAGGCGTGTTCTATGACGTTGCTGCTGCTTGGCTGAATTTCAAATCAAAGTTCACATGGGGAGATACTAAAAAACAAATCATCTCCGAAATGAATGAGATGGGAGTTAAGGCTAAGGAGCATTACGACAGGTTTTCAGCTGGAGCAATGGAATTTAAATCTGCCGGTTTAGAAGCAATTAGTGAAATTGCTAAAACTCAAGAGCAGAAAAATCAGGAAGCTGTAGCAGGCAATCAAAAAACCTTAAGTCAGTTGTTGGCTCAAAATGCAGAATTTAATCAAAAGTCTAAGGCGTTAAGTGAAGAGCGTACAGCACTTGATAAACAGTTGAGTCAGGCTAGGGCCGATGGTAATCAGACTGCTATTGATTCTATTATCCAGAAATCGAATGAACTGGATACACGGGAAAAAGAGCATGCCACCAATAAAGCCAAGTTAGATGCTGAGAAATTATCCTCAGTAAAGGCATATGCTGAAGCGGCCATTAAAGCTAATGGTGGGGTCATGGACGGCACCATGCAAGCCGACCTTATGGCCAAGGGATATATTGTTACTGTTGGTGAGGCAGGCAAGGTTAGTGTGGCAGCTTGGGAGGGAGCTGCTCAGGCTGCAGATAATGCAGCCAAAAAGGAAGAAGCTGTCAAGCTGGCCAAAGAGAATCTACAAAAGGCAGATGAGGCATATCTGGCTTTTCAGAAACAGTCCGCCGTTGAACGTGCAGTTCTGGAACAACAGATCGCCGAGGCTAAACGCACGGGTGATTTAAGTGCATTGAAATCTGCACAAGATTCCCTTCGGGGTATTGACCAGAAGGAAACGGAACTCGCCAATAACCGCAATGTACGTGCTGCGGAATTGGATGCAGCTAATTCCGGGTCTGGACAGGTGGCAGAAAATGCATATTCGAGAGCTTCTCTTGCAGCCAAGCAGCTTGGGGTAGATATCGATGTTGCGTTAAATCGAGTCTCTAAATCCTTTACTGAGCAGGGTAATAATGTCACTGATCTGAAAGGTAAGTTAGCTTCTGCAGGTATTACCGGTAAAGCGGCAGGAGATATAATTTATCAGTCTTGGTCAAACTGGTTACAGACGGCTAAAAGCCAAGCTGAAATTGATTACGCAAGGTCCAAGCTTAAAGAGTTTGGTGATCAAGGTAAGGTTTCAACGGGCCAAGTCGAACAAGGCCTAATTGCTATCAAGATGCAGGCTTTAGAACTACCGGATGATATTGATCCGGTGACAGAGGCATTTAAACGGCTAGGCATTGAAACCAAGGAGAATTTAAAGCTTGCTGCTCAACAGGCTTTGATGGATTACATCACCGTCAGAGATAGCGGAAAGGCGACTGCTGAAGGTATCCAGAAAGCATATGAGAAGGCTGCTCAGTCTGCAGCAGCATCGGGTGATGCAGGTGTCATTGCTGCGACTAATGCTGCAAATGCAGGCCGCAATCTGGAAATCCAGATTGATGATAGCGGTCAGGCTGTAGTCAAAACCATGGATGACTGGGCCAAAGCCAATAATCGGGTAGAGAGCTCAGCCAGTGCTATTGGTGATGGCTACCGTGAAGCTGGCCGGGTGGCAAGAGAGGAGGCCAAATCCTCTACTGAAGCCTGGTCAGAAGCACTTACTGCCATGCAGGGCAAGCTTAAAGCCTCTAAAACTGGAGTCATGGCTAAAAACGGTTATTCAGTTGATGAGATTGAGCAGCAGCTGACTGAAATGGGATATAGCGGTAATGCCCGGCAAAAGGCTAAAGAGCTATTCGAGACGGCACAACAGGGTGCAGGTGGTTATTACCGTTCAGCCTCTCATGAATATGCTGCGCGTTATGGTGTCTCTGCATACGACAACCAGAAACAGACCGGCAACTACATGTTCATTGCCGAGCAGCTGGAAAAGCTGGAAGAGTATGCAGGCAAGTCGGGCAGTACTGGTTCCAGAGTCAATGTAAACAATCTGGCCCCGGACGTGAGCTATCCTAAAACCAGCACTCCAACTGCAGAGCCTTCACGTACTGTCATCAACCAGATCTCTATTAATGGCCGCACAATTAATGTCCCTGTGGATGAGGCTAATCAGGGCAGTTTTAATGATTTCCTGACTGAACTGGAAAGGATAAAAAAGAGTAGCTAATGAAATTAATACGAGTGTCTACATCAGAAACCGTCCCGCTTGAGGACGGTTTTTTATGGTCTGATGAATTTGAATGGAAGCCCATCGAGCAGAAACAGAGTCGGGCTATTGATGGTTCTCTAATTATCCAGGAGGGCCGTAAAAAGGCAGGTCGTTCAATTGTGCTGGAACCGGCAGATAACACGATGGGCTGGATCAAACGCCGTGATTTACGCAAGGTTCAAGACTGGTCTGCTTTATCTGAACAATTCATTCTGGCTTTTGAGTATCAGCACGACAGACGTGAATTTCATGTGATTTTTAACCATGAAGCCGGGGCTTTGGAAGCTGCTCCAGTGAAGGGAATTCCATCTGTATCTAACGAAGACTATTACAACGTGACTTTACGTTTTATTGAAGTGGGGGAACTATACAGTGGCAATTGAAACTAAAAATCTGGTGCTCTATAAGTCTGAGCGCCTGAGCGATACAGAAGATGGTGGCGGCAAGTACTCTGGCCAGATTATTGAAGATGGCCAGAGCAATAACCTGTTTAATGATGTGAGTGAGCTGGACCGCACCATGGGTGATGTGTCACTGCGTAAACTGTTTCCTGCCGTGACAACGAATGATACAGACCTGCTTATGGGGGCTACGGTCTTTATCTCGGAAAACCCAAAAGATCCCAATGTCTCAGCTTTGCTGTTTAGTACAAAGTCGTGGATTGATGAGCGCAAGTCCGCCCAGAACCGGATTGAAAACTATCTGGCTAAGGGTGGACAGGCAGCAGGGAGTCCACTTGATACGCACTATAAAGGCATGAAAACCCTGCAGGTGGCGATGTTTCTGAGTGAAGTCGAAAGCTCGGTGGGCAGTACGCTGGTACTGGTCTCGAAAGAAGGCCAGGCACTGCAGCATGAGCAGTATGTTCGCATCACCAAAGTTGAAACCCGTATTGCCAAGATGGTCATCGATGGGAAGGAAGTTGAGTACAAACTGGCTACTTACAGCATTAATGATCCACTCGATCAGGATTATGTCGGACTCTCTGCAAGACAATGGTATAGCGGCGACAAGTCCGAAACGATTTTACGGGATACGATTGTAGCTGATACAGGTAAGTATTACGCCTCATCTAATCTGGCCACTGATGCCAAAGTCGATGAGTTTACTGTAAATGCAAAAAGTATCTTTGCCCAGCTGGTCCCATCTGCCCAGACTGAAACGCCAATTGTAGATGTAAACGCGGCTGGGGAAAGCGTAGTCTTAATTGCAGGCAATGATGATCTCATCACAGTAAGTTATCCAGCTGTCGCTGTGGGAGTAAATCAGAACCTATATATCGGCTCATCTGTTATGCCTTCCAGCATGTCTTTTAACCTGTTTGGCCAGCAGATCACTGACCAGGGCGGACTGCTTAAAAACACTTCAGGTACCCAGGTTGGAACAATTGATTACCAGCGCGGCTTGATCCAGTGGACGCAAGCTGCAGGTGCAGGATCTGCAAACTTAAGCATTACCTTTAAGCCTGCTTCAGCACCCAACCAGTACTTCCAGTCGGAAACCCGGCCTGTCACTCAACAAAACCAGAGTGCCAACTGGACCGGTGTACTGGTACCACCGCCTGCGCCGGGTAGCCTTTCAGTTTCTTATATGTCACAGGGCAAGTTTTATGAACTGAAAGATGACGGCTCTGGGCGGTTGTCTGGCTCGAGTGCTTCGTTTGGTTCAGGCAATATCAATTATGAAACCGGTTCCTGGTCTATTACGACGGGTGCCTTACCGGATGTGA